AGTATGGGTACGTCCTGGACCGGACAGCCGATCTTGACCTTCTACTACCACAACCAATACAACCACACCATCTGGTATCCCTGGGGCAAATGGGACGAGTGTGAACAAGACATGCTTCAAGTCAAGACCGCTATGGCAGAAGTAGAACATGTGTTGACGAATGTGTTTCTCACTGAACCCAAACCGGTGCAGATTGTAAAAACGGAAAGTCTCCGTGTCGACACAGGAGCTATAGAATGACAGCCAATAAACTCCTTGATTTGATCATTACTACTTTCTTTGTAATGACCTTCATTGTGATTTTATGCGTCGTCTAGAATAAATGGGAGTCAAGTCAGAAGGATTAAAGTTCAAGTATTCGCTCTACTCAGCCCTTGCGTTTTTCCTTGTCGCTAACCCTGTTACGTTTCGAGTGGTCAATTCATTGATCGGCGGAATTGCAGTCAATGGATGTCCTACCTCTCTCGGTTTGATCCTTCACACAGTCGTGTTTTTCGGTGTCGTCTACGGTTTGATGAGCTTACCGAAGGATATGGAATAAAACGGATTTCGCAACTACTAATTAACAGACCCAAATGGAACCCTGTAAACATTGTCTAACATTGGTGTACGATGTACTCCAACATCCCTATTCTCCAGACGCATTTGGCGCACCGTTCATTCGTCAAAAGCGTATCGAAGGTATTCTCCCTGAACTCACTGCTGAAGTGTATCGTATGATTCGCGAACACGTTCTCTCCCCCAAAGCTAATTCAATTCCAGTGTTGATGTGTGTAGAGGCAGGACTCGCAAAACCGATGTTATGCCAGTACTGGTTCTATGAAAAGTTGCATAGTCTTCGAAACCTTCGCGTCATTCATCGCGAACATTCTAGACGTTATTAATAAATGTTTTCAGGCTCAAATCTTGAGCAATTTAATGAATGGTTTAAGTCTGCAGACGTCTTCCGAGGTTCAAATGTCGAACAATACAATGAATGGTTGAAGACTGCAAATATCTTCAGAGGATCAAATCTTGCACAGTATGCTGAATGGTTGAAGAGTCAGCCTGTCAAACCGTGTTCAAATTGTCCAAAGGGTCCAACTTAAAAACGGATTTGTTAAATCCATAGTTTTTAGACTTCCCCCAAAATGCAGCTCCCTCAACGACACGGAAAGAAATGGTATGAAGGTGAATCCAACTACATCCTACAACGAGTTAAACAAGGAATCCCTCTCTCTAAAATAGCCAAGGAAGTCAGTCGAACTACCAATGGCATTACTGCACAACTGAAACGATTAGAATTATCGAAACTTACCCAAGAAGTTGCAGGTCTCCGTTCAAGAATAGAAATACTTGAACGAAGGAACAAACCGGCTGGAAGTGGACTTAATGCAATTCGTCTGATTATACGCTCCGAATAAACTCCCAATTCAAATAGTCGCAGATCTTTTTCCAGATTTGATCGTGGGCTATCAACCGGTCGCGAGACTTCAATAATGGAAAGAACACCTTGTATTCGTCTAACTCCAACAGCTCAAAGAACTTGTAAAGGATGTAAGAATAACTCAGGAAGTTCGTGCGGTCGTTCGGACAGTAAAGCAGAAAAGGAGCTTGAATATCTTGAAACATGGCTCGTATTTTCTCTTCAATTTCAGGGGTAATGGTGGGAGGCGGATTTCCATTGAGTCGAGAGAGGATGTGGGCCCTGTGCTCATAATACTTAGATCTATTCAGCTTCTTTAAAATCTGTCGTATATCGTCCTCCGATAAGTCTGCAATGTTGTCAATGCGACGTTTACGGATTTCCAAGATCACTTCATTCATGACATCTTCTGGAATGATAGTAGACTCCTTTGCTTGAAACTGGTTCAAAATCTCATTGAGATGGTTGATCTTCTTGTAGGCATAATTGTTGCGTTCCTTCGGTGGATCACGAAAGCTTGGAAAATCGGAGACAACCAATGAATATTCTTCCGACCCACATCGTGGACAGACTAGAATACCTTCTGAACTGATCTCTTCACGAGCCACGTTGCATTGAATACAATGTTCGGTCAACAACTGGACGATCTCTGGACCATTCGACAATTTCATACGCTGAACGTATTCGTCAAACATCTGTTTGCGACTGGGTCCAGTATCCGTTGGAATTCCTCCATTGAAAAACCTCATGAAGGTGGACGTATCTTTGGGTTGTAACGTTTGCATAGTGGTAGTCGTATCTTGCTTACGATAATACTCGTCTAGCAAGTCCATGTTTTTCAAGTAATACTCTTGGACTGGATGTACATGTTCGAGTTCCTCTTCAATCTCTCGAATTCGAGTTTGAAGTTGGGTTGCTTTGACAATGTCATCGATCTCATTGTTCAAGTGAAGGGTCTCAATCTCTGCTTTCAAGGTGTCATACTCGGCTTTCAGAGTACTCTGCATTGTCTTCGTCTCTTTTAACGTCTGAACAATCCCCTGATGAAGAGAATCCAGAGTACCGGTTGCGTTTGGAACCGAATGTGACTCTCGAGCCTTTCTCACTTTAAACACGTCCATTTACAAACTCTTCTACTTGGTCTATGAAGGTTCTATTCTGAAGAATGCACGGTCTTTGCCGACGAACTGACGCAATCAAATCTTTGATGTCAACGTGAAAGTGATGTCCACAATAAGCGAGAACAAGTGAAGCTGATCGGTTCATACCTGCTTGACAATGGACGTAGATCATTCCACTTCCTTCACGTAAGAACTTATGCATCGTCTCTTCAAACAATGGATACCATGAGAGTATGTTGACAAAAGGCGAATCAACTGCATTAATCACTTCATATTTGAGGGGAAACCTCATTCTCCACCACGGAGGTGAGAACTCATCGTGTGCACAATTGATCACATGAGTTATACCATATTTCTCAACAAAGGCTGGAGTCAAAAACACCCCAGGACCCACGAGGATCCGAGGGTGGAAGAATGCCGGTGGCTCACGTAGATAGGAAGGTCTAAACATATGGGAGAGGATAGACATTACACTCTATCGTAGGACATTTGTAAATCAATGATCGCATCCTGGCACGCCTCCACCGGCTACACCGCACCAACCAGAAGTTAATCCTTTTGCTTCGCGGCACGGACAGGGTGGATTCAAGGCGTTGTTCCATCCAAGTTTAGCAATGTTCTCCATGGTTCGCATCGTCCATCCATAGGAAGTTCCACTGTGTCCGCCATACTTCATAGCCGCATTGATACGGTCAAGATTTGGATGACTTGAGAACATGAAACCTTGGTCTGGAGTATAGGTCTTCATCCAGTCCCAAAGGTCACAGGCTGTAATTGCTTGGTGTGCGTCTGCTAACATTTCGCATTCGAGTTTAGAATAATGAGGTGGGAAGTTCTGCATTGTGAAATGTTAGTCAATTGAAATAGATGGATCCGTTTTTAGAGCTTCAATCGGTAGCCATACCTTCTTTTTATCAACAATCGCACAATACCTGCTTCTGTTTTCCATATCCGATAGTCTTCCTAGTATGCGATTTCCAGCAGAAATTCCCCCATCAATTCCTACTGCCTTACAGGAACATTGTTTGAAATCATGTACATGTTTACTTTCGAGTGTTTCCTTACACGTCTTACAGTAGATCGCATGTCTTGTTTGTATATATCGTAGACCGCCATACATAATTGAAGGCATAGTTGTGTGCTTTAATAGTTTTTAATCACTAAATGTTTCGTATTGATCTCATCTCCTACTCGACCCGAATGAAGCTTGAATGCATACTTCTTGTCAAACTCACCGTGAATGTATCCATCGTAGAGCTGTTCGATGAGTGGAGTCTTGCCAATGATCATTAAGCACTTGTTCCGAGTAGTCTTGAAACAGTCTGCAAGTCGTTCGTGATGTTCCCGTCCAAACGTGCAGTATCCGTAATCGGTGAACTTGCTGTCATACGGTGGATCCAAGAACACAAAGTTATCGGGATCGTTAAAGTCTCGAAAGATCTCTTCAAATCCTCCTAATCGAATGTCTGTTCGTTTCAACAGTTCTTCGTATCTCCCATCCTTCAAATCTTCGTAATTGACCTTCTTGTAGCGTCCAAAGGGGATATTGAATTTGCCACTTTTGTTGTATCGAAGCATCCCTCGGTAACAGGTTTTTCGCTCATAATAAAACTTGCACGCTTTCTCCAGGTCAGTGGTCGGTGTGAAGTCGTCGCGGACACGATAGTATTCATCGTTTTCATTGGGATGAGACTCCATGAACGTATGGATCTCGTTGCCTTGACCGGCTGCAATGGATTTGTACAATGCGATCAAATCAGGATGAACGTCTGCAATGACTGCCGATTGAGGTGCCAAGTGAAAGAACACTGCTCCTCCTCCTATGAACGGCTCAATGTATCGCTTGAATGGGGGAACATGTGGGAGAATGTGTGTCAGTTCATCACGCTTTCCGCCACTCCATTTGATCAATGGAAGCATACTTGAACTATGCATTCTCTTTAGTTCTTCCGTTTTCCTTTGTTTCAAAACGGATTTGTCTTGGACAACTCAATGGAGTTACCCCCAAAATGTCTAACTCTTTCCTCAATTCAGCAATCGTCTGTACCTACATCTCCGATCTGAAGCCCAAGTCCACCGAGGACCCTTCAAGTCTGTGCTCTCTCCTGACTCGCAAAGTCACACAGTCCACCAACATCCGGCTCGGAAACGAGTTGGAATCCATCATCAACCTCTATGCAACCGCACACATACAGGCAGAAGACCTTCGACCTAAGAAGGTTCAAAAGGGCGCACACCAGTTAGACTGGTTACGTCGCATCAGCCAAACCATTGTGTATGGAGAATTCAAGTCCAATATCAACTTGGATACAGAGAAACGCAAAGCCACCATCGACAAAGTCACTGCAGTAGGTGCTGAGCTTGTGAAAGTCCACTCAACTGAAACGATCCAACCTTACCTCGTGTGTCTCCGATACTTGCGCACGAATGAGGTTCCAGTTCTCATGGCAAAGAGCTATGACACTGTGACACTCATCGGCATTGCAGACTTCTTTGAAACCGTGCTTAATCACCCAATGGAGGAATTCAAGAACTACCCAGCCTACACTGAATTCCTCATGACGATCGCCGACCAACTCGAACCGATTGTCTAAAGCCTTGTTAGGCCCATTTTTTTGGTTTCAAAACGGATTTGTAAGTCTCGTGCAATTGGACTTCCCCTTTCCCCCAATTTTCAAAACGAACCAATTAGTATCTATCCCATCAGCTTTAAAAATGTCAGGTGTCTTATCTAAACCCTGGTCTGTGAACCAGTTTGAGCATTATCGTCCAGAGTTAACCCAATTTATCAGAGACAGAGTATCTCCATTGATTGAAGCGGACGATGGACCTACTCGTATCCTCATTCGTGCACCCGTTAAAAGTGGCAAACGAGAGATGGTTGAATATGTCGCAAAACGCGATGAAAGTGTAGAACCAGTTCGAGTACATGCATTCGTAAGTGCGTTCCACCGAAAGGCAGACGAAGAACAGCGCATAGAACTAGCGTCACACAATCTCAAGGTCTTCTCGTTATCAACGAGGGCTACAACAGAGCCAATCATTGAATGGATCAATGAGAAGCTCGCTCTTGGATTAACTGTGATCATTCATTTCGATGAAGCTGATTACGGTTCAGAGGAAAGCCAGCGCCTCAACTCAATTTGGAAGAAGATCAATGAAGATCCTCAAGTTCGAGCGATCTTCTACTCTGCAACTCCAGAAGAGCTCCAATGGTCGGAAACCATTACACAAGATGATACGGATACGAACTTCATCGCTGGAGTCTATGAACAAGGTGTAATGCTCCATTACACTCCACCTACCGGATACTGTGGGGCTCGTCGTTTCTTAGATGAGGGGCTTGTCACAGATGCTCGTAGGTTCTTCAAAGAGAACCCTGATGGAACGTTTGAACTCACTGCTCAAGGAAGAGAAATCATTACACTTGCAAAGGATGACCTTGAGACGGCACTTGATCGCAAGGCCGAAGCAAGGAGTGCTGCACGTAAAGCTCATAACGCTGGAGATAAACCAGAGTTTGAACGCCAGATGGCAATAGCAAAGGCTCCGGTTCGCAACATTATCGCCTTACGTCTCTCATATGACTCTAGATCGAAAGAGGATGGTACACAGAGAGTAGAGCGTAAAGCGATCTATGAATTTCTCAAGCATGTTGATGATTTTCCCGAGCTTGAAGGCGTCGGTGTGATTGTAGATAAGTCTGAGCTCCCAGAAGGAGCACCTCTACCTGCATCTCGCGTAGAGCTTTCTCAAATCAAGTGGAGTCAATCTGCATATTGGAACAGCTTAACATCTGATCGCATCATCATTGTCGTGATGGATCAGACAAGTTCTCGATCCACCGAATGGGCGTTTCACAACCGATGCTCCGTAGAGCATGATTATCGTCCTAACGTTACCTTTGCAGTCGTTGCACAAGCTCAGATCCGAGCAGCTCACTACGAGAGCCGATATGGTGGATTCCAACCCATCCGAGTATATGGGCATCTCAAGACGTGGAAGTTAGCAGATGAGAGGATCACCGTTGAGGAGTATATGAACAATGGCTGGAGGGTAAAAAAGAACCACAAGGAGCCAACATATAGAATTGTGAATACTTTCAACCAACTACATCCACGCTACAATCAAAATGTCAGCCTATCACATGCAAATGAAATTATGGAAGAGTTGGGATGCGATGCCAAAGTTGAACTAAGCTCTCGCATTCGAGGTAGTACACGTAGAGTTCCAAAGGTGCTTCATGACTTTGAGCCATGTACTTCAGAAACATTCATTTCTGCAATTGCAGCGTTGAAAGAGCGTATCCCTCATATTCAAGCTAACAATTTCAACTCGCCTTTCAAGGAAGATCATCGAACAGCTGAAGGACTATATGAATGTCCATTCCGAGGAGAATGGGCTGTGAGAGAGTATCCATACTTCTTCAAGAACCGTTGGGGCTTTAGTTGGGATCATAAAGGACCTCGTATCGGAGTGTGTTACCGAAACGGTCAGTGCGGAATTGCAATCCGATACACAAATGGAGAAGCTGAATTCATAGATACATTGGAAACGTATCGCAGTATGTATGTGATCAATAATGATGAGTAAGCCACCAATTCACCCCCTTACACCTTTTTGCATTCCCCCAACCCCCCGAAAACAAAAACAAACTCCCAACCTCCCTCGATCCCCTTTCAAAAAACTTTCAACCTCCAGGGACTTTGGTAAAATACATGCGAT